AAAACCTATTCTTATGACTTTGTACAGCATAGAACGAGTATACGAGAAATAGATAAACATACGTTAGAATATAGATTTTTCGTAAATGGTAAACTAATTAAGAGGTCACAGTTTAATAAGAAAACTAAAATATACTCTGATAATTTACCAATTAATAACCATCAACAGTTAATGGGGGAATAGATGGAAGGATTCATAAGTTTAGTATATAAATTGTGTATGTCTTTATTAATAATTGCTGTTATTCTTATAGTATTATTAGTAATATAATTAAGAAATACCGTTGCTGTATGTAGGTTATACTCAACGGTATTTTTACATCTGGCTCAAGTACCTACTTAATTCGTAAACTACTGATAATATTGAAATACACTTGGGTTGAATGACACGCCCACCAGCTGGTAAACATTAGATTTTAATTAGATTAAACCAGAAATTTGTCATATATACTTTATACACATACGCATATATATAGAAACTTACAAAAGAGTTTGTTTTATGTTGGTGCTTGGTTGTAGTTTGTAAGTTATTTTTGACATATTTAATAAGAAAATAATATAAAAATACTCAATATGGGTATGCTTGGGACACGGGGGGTACCCATACATGTATATGCAATGGAAATAATAAATTTCTAAAAATGGAGGATTAAACCAGACTGGTTGCTGTACCTAAGTAAGACCCCGTTGCTGTCTATAAGTATACCTATATATATGCTCCCCCAAAGGCTTACCTTTTATTATACACCCCTATGAGCAACCTGTCAAGAAAAAACTTGACAAAGTGTGTATATACAGTATAATTATATAATAAGGCATAAACTTCGTTCAGGTCTCGCCAATTACAACACAGGGATGAACAGGGGACAGCAACCGTTTATGCTGGTTTCCAACTTAACACAGCAACAGAAATGAATCAAGGATTACTAAAAGAAAAATCCAGAGAGCTCACCGAAAAACAGCAATCGTTCTTGACAGAACTATTTAAGTGCGGTGGTAATATTACAAAGGCACTAGAGCTGGCTGGTTACAAGCCATCTTCTAGACAGCACGTATTACAGTCTCTCAAGGATGAGATTATAGAACAGGCAAAGGTAGAACTTGCAGCACACTCGGTTACAGCAATCAATCGTGTAGTTGAGGGTATGAATGATGTAGGTGAACACCCTAGGGCAGAGTTGCGACTTAAGGCTGCACAGACACTTCTCGACAGGGTCGGTCTGGGCAAACAAGAGAAGATTGATGTAGAAGGTAAGTTACTTCACGGTGTGGTATTGATGCCAGCTAAGAAAGAGATGCCTACTGTAAGTGTAGAAGATTAATGGCTGAGAAAAATAAAAAACAATTTAAACAACAATTGTTGGGAGATATTGAATATGCAGCAGAAGTTCTACGTAAAATTAAAAAACAAATACCTGAAGAAAATATTGATTTAGGTGTTAGAGTAGGTTTAGATGCATACGCTTTTGATCAAGGTAAATTGTCTAAAGAAGACTTTAAAGAAAAATTATTAAAGATAAAAAATGACCCTAGAAGAATGGGTATAAAAATGGGAAATAATTTATTTAAAGAGACTAGAGGAGCCTACGACTCTACTGATTCTATTACTTTGTATAAAGGTTCTGAGGCATATGAGAGAGAACTTACACCAGACCCTGAAGGAGGCCGTAGTTATAAAAGCACTCCTAGAAGTGAAGAAGCAGGTAGGTTTATGATTGCTGTTCACGAAATAAAACATAGAGGTAATGCTTTATTAAATAGTTTGGGATTAATAGACTATAATGTTGATAGGCATTCTGATACAGATTATGATGATAGCAAATTAAGAGATAAATTAAATATTAGACACACTCAGCCAAAGTATGAAAAACAAGGCGATGAAAAAAGGTCTAAAACAAGAAAAAAGAAAATAAAAAAGATTTATAAAAAAAGTAAAGCATTACAGGATAGGTACCCCGGTGCTTACAATAGAGGCGGTAAAGTATACGCCAACCAACCAAGGAAGGTAAGAGTATAAAATGGACGAACAAGAAAAAGCATTTGAAGAATTTTATAAAAGAGAAGCACAAGAAGACATGGCAGATATTGAGCACGACATGGAGCGTACTAACAACCCTAGAGTGCAAAAAGAAGAAGAAGAGAGATTAAAAGAAATACTTAGAAGAAAAGGCGTGCCTGTACCGGGTGAACAAGAGGTAAAGAAGAAAAAAAAGAAAAAGACTTTAGTTTCTAAATATAATTATAAAAAAGGTAAAGCATACGCACAAAGTCCTAGATCAGTAAAAACAGCATGAGCATAGCTTGTTTGGTATTGGATTTCGTAACGAAAGAGTATTACACGATTAGTGAACTAGAGAAGATACAGAAAGATAGAAAAAAACAGCAACCGTTTAACTCGAAAGAGTCGGAAGTAGGGAAGACCGAAGAAACGCACTAACTTTAATTAGGAGGTGTGTTATGAGTAAGCAATTTTTATATTGTTTATTACAAGAGAAAAAAAGGATTGAAGAAAGTAAAATCTTAAAAGCATTATGCAAATAAGAAACTTTAGAAAACAGAGGAAGGGTATGAAAGTATGGTTGATCCAGTTACGGCACTGGCTACAGCAACTGCAGCTTTTAACGTCATTAAGAAAGGCTTTGAGGTGGGTCGTGACGTGGAAAGCATGTATGGAGATATGGGTAGATGGATGGGTGCTTGCTCCGATATCAACCAAGCTCAAAAGATGTCGCAGAAGCCTCCGCTATTTAAAAAGATATTTGCGGGTGCGTCTATTGAAGAGGAGGCGTTAAATGCTTTCGCAGCTAAGAAAAAAGCTCAAGCGATGGAGAATGAACTTAGGACGTTCATTAACCTTGCACATGGGCCGAATGCATGGAATGAACTTTTGCAAATGCAAGGAAAAATTAGAAAACAAAGACAAGAAATGATTTATAAACAGCAAGAGAGACAGAGAAAGATGATAGAGATATCTTCTATAGCAGTGGTAGCATTACTAGCAGCAGCCATGATGATATGGATTGCCACAGCAGTAGCTAGTAAAGTAAATGCACACGAACTCTGTGGTGAGTTTAAAACGGGCTACGCTATCTGTATAAACGAAGGATACGATCAGGCACACGCTAGTATGTTTGGTAAGAGGTTTCCTAAACACGAGAGATATATAAGTTGCAAGCTGTCGGAGTATAGACCATACAACAGCAACGATATGGAAGGTATGCAATGTAGATACAGATTTCCTAATCAGGATAGTTTTACTATTGTTACCTACGAGGGTATGTGCCCAGAACAATTAACATGTACGGTGAGTAATTGAGAAGAACAACATCAACCATCCCATTTGGATATGAACTATCCGAGGATGGAAAAGAATATATTCCTATAGAGAAAGAATTGGAATTGTTAGAAAAGGCGTTTACATTCGCAAACAGCTGTGGGCCTGCAAAAGCTGCGAGATGGCTAAGTGTAGCATCGGGTAGGAAGATATCAAATCCCGGTCTGACAAAGCGAATGAAAATAGGTGTACACTTAGATAGATGACAGAAGAACAGAAACCAAAAAGAGGTAGACCTCCCAAGAAAGAGGGAGAACCAAAGACGAGTTATAACTGGTCTAGAAAGATGAAGGCCAGATTGGCTACTCAGAGACAGCTTTCTGAAAAGAAGCGAAGAGCTGAAAGACTGACGAAACAGGCTAAGAAAGCGAGGCGTTCAGCCAAGGAAGCTCAAGAAGCTGCTGTCAAGGTGGACAATGCTCTGAAGGGAAGACAGAAGTCCGTCAGTGTGATCACAGATGAGGACTTGAAGAGGGTGCCTCAAGCTGTACGTGAGCATTTACAGCACCATGACGTAGTATTTAGGGCTAACGAAGGCCCACAGACTATGTTCCTTGAGTCACCTGAAAGAGATGTCTTATACGGAGGAGCAGCAGGAGGGGGAAAATCCTATGCATTACTAGCAGATGTGCTGCGAGATGCATCAAATCCCAACCATAGGGGCTTGCTGTTAAGAAGAACACTGGCAGAATTGACCGAATTGATAGACAAAAGCAAGCAACTCTATCCAAAAGCGTTCCCCGGAGCTGTATTTAAGGAGGCAAAGTCCATCTGGCAGTTCCCATCAGGTGCTAGGATATGGTTTTCATACGTAGATGATGACCGAGACGTGACTAGATACCAAGGACAAGCGTTCAATTGGATAGGAATAGACGAAATTACACAGTATCCCACACCATACGTGTGGAATTACTTACGTTCTCGACTGAGAACAACGGATAAAGACTTAGGAATGTACATGAGATGTACAGCAAACCCCGGAGGAACCGGTGGTTGGTGGGTAAAAAAGATGTATATCGACCCAAATCCACCAAATGACCCCTTCTGGGCTAAGGATTTTGACACTGGTAAGGTTTTAAAGTACCCAGTGAACCACCCAAAGGCCGATCAGCCGTTATTTTTACGCAAATTCGTGCCTGCGAGGTTGACAGACAACCCATATCTGTTTGATGACGGTCAGTATGAGGCGATGTTGATGTCTCTACCGGAAATAGAGAGAAAAAGGTTGTTAGAAGGTGACTGGGACGTAGCAGATGGCTCTGCTTTCACTGAATTTAGCCGTGAGACACACGTTGTAGAGCCGTTTGATGTGCCATCGGGCTGGGCTAGGATACGATCAGGCGATTATGGGTATTCTTCACCCTCATGTATCCTCTGGGGAGCCATAGATTGGGACAATAACATATGGATTTATAGAGAACTCTATGTAAAAGGGTTCACAGGAGAAAGGTTAGGAGATTTGATAGTACAAATGGAAAGAGAAGACCCACCAATGCAGCAAACAACGCTGGATTCTTCCTGTTGGAACAAAACAGGCTTGGGGCCTTCTATTGCCGAGACTATGATACGAAGAGGAGCACGATGGACACCAGCAGACAGGAACAGAATTGCAGGGAAGATAGAAGTCCACAGGAGATTAGCCTGTGATGACCACGGTACTCCTAGGCTTCGCTTTTTTTCTACGTGCAACAATACAATCAGGACTCTACCTACACTACCTATATCTAAAACTAACCCTGAAGATGTGGATACGAAAGCTGAAGATCATGCTTACGATGCGTTGAGGTATATGGTAATGAGTAGAACTCTGATGAATGTGCATTCTCCACATAGGATGACAAGACAGACACAGCAATATGAACCACAAGATCAGATATTTGGGTATTGATAGATGACAGATAGATTAGCATTAAAAAAAATAAAAGATTTTAAGTCGTTGGTAGAGCAATTGGAAATATCTTCTATAGAGGATATTCCTGAATTAGATGATTTAACAGAAAAATTTCAAACTGGTAATGCTTCTCTTAAAGATGCTTGGTTTGCTAAATTATACAAACAAGGTTTAAAAATACAACAGACTGCTATTAATGCTCCTGAAATGGGAGATTTAAAACAGCTTGCGTTGAACATGCAAAAAAGATTTCCTTCTCAGTTAAAAACAAAAGCGGGAACCGGATCATTAGCAAGACAAATAAAATCAATGAAAAATAATTTTTCAAAACAAGGGGTGGAGAATGCTCTAGATCAATCTTACTCTAAAGACATGTTTAAAAAAGGTTTCTCTAGGACTGACGTAAAAGCATTAGACACTGCAGTTGAAACAGTAAAATTAGGTTTAGGAATAAAGCCGGAAGTAAAATCTAAAATATTTAAAAGTATACCTACAAATGAAATGGTAAAAAAAGTTGTAGCAGGTATTGCAAACATACCTGATCAAGAAACTAAAAGATTAATTCTTTTAGGATTATTTGGTACTAGAGGAGCTCAAATAAACGATATAACTAGCGATGTATTTTATGGTGAAGATATAGGCAGGCCTTATTATGATCGTGAAAAAGGCATTATGATGGGTGTTGAAATTGAAGAAGGTAGAAAAGGTCTAGCCGCTAAAGTTCCTTTTGGCCCCCTTATGAAAGATGTGATGGATTACCAATATGATAAAGCTACAGATGGTGGTAAAAATTTAACTAGGGCTTTGTTTAGTGAAGAGTTAAATCTTGGAAATGTTATTAACAAATATTTGTTTAATAAAAATGGTAAACCTGTTTTAACAGATGGAGAATTAGCTAAATTAGGTAGAACATCAATAGGTGGTTTTACAGATTTAAGAAGAATGATATTATCATGGGCTGCTGATAAAAGTGGAGAAAAAAAACTGGCAGCTGAACTTTTAACTCATGGTTCAGATGCAGACATGGATAAAAGTGTTACTGGTAGATTTTACATACCGGGTGAAGGAACAGACGTAAACAAACTACGTGAATTTACAACCGGTATAGAACAAAACATAGCAAAACTTCTTGGTCATAAAAATTACAAATCTTTTATGGATGAAGATTTAGGTTTAAACATACAGGCGTATGACACAGAGACAAATAAAGTAAAAAAATTTACAAGTAAAGTTGCTGTTCCACAGTTAGAAACCAAAGTCGTACAAGGCAATGTTACTAAAACAGTAGAAATTACAAAATCTGCAAAAGATATTGCTAGAGAAGCAGAGGCAGAAAGTTCTCTTAAAGTTACTGAAACAGTTATAGCTGACGAATTAGCAATAAAAGAAGGTGCTAAAAAATTAGGAATCAGCGAAGATGAAATGAGACAGAGGATTGCTGATAAAACAAAAAAAGGCCCTAAAAAGAAAAAAACAGTAGTCCCTGCTACAGATACATCTTGGTTTCAAACTATTATTGATGAAGAAGGCTTAGACGTTGATATAAAAACTTTAGAAGGTAAAAGTTGGAAAGAAATAAACAAAATACTAGAAACCGCTAGGGCAAAAACAAGTGTAAAACCTGAAGGGCAGGAGTTTAGAACTGACGATATAGATGCTCCAAAAGTAAGAAGTTACGGTGCTACATTAGAAGCTACTGCTCCTGATTTTTTAGATTTCGTAACAGACCCAGAAACATTAAAAAAAGCAGGTAAAGTGGCAGCCAATGTAGTTGGAGGTATTCCCGGAAAAGTATTAAAAACAGGTAAATTTATTTTAGGTAATCCCGTAAAAAATGTAGCAGATAGACCTGTTGAAGACCCTACAGGTGCACAGGCAGAATTAATGGAAGAAGGAAGACAACAAAGAATACAAGAACAAATGGCGGATATAGAAAGTAAAATGGTAAATGTGCCAGAAGAAAACATTGTTCCTGAAACGACTGAAGAAAGAACTCAAAGAAGAATGAGTGAATTAGGATTTTAATTTTTAACAACCAAAAAAGGAGGTAAACATGCCAAAAGGAACTTACGATAAAGGTTACATCATGGGACAAATGTCCAAACAAGGTGTAATGAACGAGGCTAACGAAGGTTCTCTATACAGAGAAGGTTTAGATCAGATGTTGTTAGGCTCTACAGACCTTAATTCCTACAATGTGGCAACCCCAAAACCAGCTGGAAACAGACATATGGGTCAAGCAGGTTACATCATGGGGCAGACACAAAAGCAAGGCTATCAAGGCACAGAGGGTTAATAGATGAGTGATCCTGTAGACGTATCTACAGAACTTGACGATAGTCAAGCTCCGGGACTTGTAGGTTTAATCAATGGTTATCAGCGAGAGGCAGAAAACGGTAGATTAGTTCATGAAGAACGCTGGCTAAAGGCTTATAAGAACTTCAGAGGTGTATACGACTCTAGTACACAGTATACAGACACTGAAAAGTCTAAAGTATTCATAAAAATAACCAAAACTAAAGTGTTGGCTGCCTACGGGCAGATAGTAGATATCTTATTTGCAAACAAGAAGTTTCCACTTACTGTGGAATCTACGCCTGTACCTGAAGGTATAGCTAAGTTTGCACATTTGAAAACACCGATAGATGAAATGAAAAGTCCCTATGGGTTTGAAGGAGATGGTAGAGAAATGCCACCCGGAGCTACTCAAGCCACAGAACCAGACTATTTAGGTGGTCTGAAAGAAAAATATGAAGGTGCACCGATAGCACAAGGGCCTGCTTTGATGGGAGAACCACAAATATCTCCTGCACAGGAGGCAGCAATGCGTATGGAGAAGGTTATACACGATCAATTGACAGAATCCAACGCTGTAAGCACGTTACGAAATTCTATATTTGAGTCTGTATTATTAGGTACAGGTATCGTAAAAGGCCCTTTTACACATACAAAAACGGTGCATAAATGGCAAAAAGACGACAATGGTGAGAGAATGTACTCACCGTACTATAGAGATGTACCAAGAATAGAATCTGTATCTTGCTGGGATTTATATCCAGACCCTATAGCAACGAACATACACGATGCAGATTATGTAATACAAAGACACAGGATGAACAGAGAACAGCTTCGTGGTCTTATGGACATGCCGATGTTCGACCCTGATGCTATTAGAACTGTGTTGACAGGTGGTGGAAACTACATAGATAAGTATTTCGAGAGTTTAATTAGAGATGATGAGTATCTATCAAGAGCTGCAAACGAAAGATATGAAGTATTAGAGTATTGGGGTGCTGTAGACGTATCTTTTCTTCAACAGATAGGAAAAGATGTAGGCGATGTAGACCCATTGGGTAAAGTACAGATAAATGCATGGATATGTGGTAATCAGGTATTGCGTGCTGTAATCAACCCATTTACACCCCACAGAATACCATATCAGGTATTTCCATATGAAATAAGCCCTTATCAAGTGTGGGGCATTGGAGTACCAGAGAACATGGAAGATGCACAGATGTTAATGAATGGTCATGTAAGAATGGCTATTGATAACTTGACACTTGCAGGTAATTTAGTATTTGATATAGATGAAACATCATTAGTTCCCGGACAGAATTACGATATATTTCCGGGTAAGATATTCAGAAGACAGTCTGGCGTTACAGGAACAGCAGTAAATGGTATTAAGTTCCCTAATACCGCTGGTGAGAACATACAGATGTATGATAAAGCTAGACAGTTGGCTGATGAAGAGACTGGGATTCCCAGTATTATGCATGGGCAGACAGGCGTTAGTGGCACAGGCAGAACAGCAGCTGGCCTATCAATGTTGTTAGGTTCGGCTGGTTTATCCATAAAAACGGTGATTAAAAACATGGATGATCATCTTTTGAAACCGTTGGGAGAATCACTATTTCAATGGAACATGCAGTTTAACGATGAACAGCCTGACATTGTAGGAGACTTAGAGATCAAACCAAAAGGTGTGTCTTCTGTAATGCAGAAAGAAGTACGTTCACAAAGACTGACAATGTTACTACAGACAGTGGTAAACCCAATGTTAGCTCCGTTCATTAAGATTCCTAATCTTATAAAAGAACTAGCTATCTCACAAGATATTGATCCGGACAGTTTAGTCAATGATATTAACCAAGCTCAAATATACGCAGAAATGCTGAAAGGAATGCAAAATGCCCAACAACCAACAGAACAACAACAATCAGGAGGTGCTGAAGCAGCTCTCCCCGGTAGTGAACAACCCGCAGGTATGGCAGGCCCTACAGAAGCTCCTTCAGGGGCTCAACCTTCAGACCTTACAGGGGCTGGTAACGGCACAATCGGAACTGGAGCTGTACCGACTGCAGGGGAAAGCCAGTTTGCTGGCAATGCTCCTCAACTTGAAGAATAATTTTGATCAGATGAAAAAGGAAGATAAGAAAAAATAATGGCTTTACCACAAACAAATCAAGGATTTTTAGGTAATATAGAAACTGTAAATACAGATGTTACATCTGAGAGTGTGCCTAGTGCTTTTTTAGGTAAAGAAGCTCTACAGCCAACTTATGAAGTAGCATCTTTACAGAGAAATATTCCTACTGTTCCTACCATTGATGTAACAGGCAGTGGTGATTTGTACAGTGGTTCAAACGATCTTAGTTACATTGTGGACTTGACAACAGACCCTGAGACTATAAAGAAAAGAAGAGAAGAAGAAAAAAAGCTAAGAGCAAGATTAGACCCAGATGTAGACCCTTTGTTTGCTACAGACCCCGGAGTAGATATTACAGCTGCGGGTATCTCTGCTAACGTGCCAGATTTTAAAGTAGAAGGTACAGGGCCTACTATTGAAAGGGGTAGGTTAGATACCTCTACAGACATTACAGATAGAATTGTAAGATTTGGAGAAGCTGTAGAATTAGGTAGTAGAGTTGTTAGTGATCCTTTTAAGATAGATTTTTTGAAAACAGAGGTAAAAGAACAAGTTACAGGAGCTGGCCAAAAAGCTGCTGGAGAATTAGTTAAGGACTTATTTAAATCTGGCGTGCCGTATAGAGATGTTGCTAATCCTTTTGCTACATCTTACCAAGCAGCCACTGTTCCAAACCCCGCTACTTCTTCTTATCAACCTAGGCTTGTAAAACCCGGTGGCCCTCTTGCTGGTACTGGTTCTTCTACAAGTAGTTTTATGAGCACTGCTGGAAAAGTAGCAGGAGCAGCCGGAGCAGCATTTTCTGCTTATAATGCATATGATGCTTTTAAACAAGGAGATACTTTGGGTGGTTTAACAAATGCAGCAGCCACCGCAGCTTTTTTCATACCCGGAATGCAGCCTGTAGCAGCGGCTCTAACTGCTTTAAACTTCGTAAGTGGGTTTAGAAAAGGTAAACCAAAACCGGGCATGGGTGGTTCAGAAATTAAATATGATAAAGACACTGGTCAGTTAGCTCACAGTATGACTTGGAGTTACAACGGTTTCAATCCATCACAGGCTAAACAGCATACAGATAAAGCCATAAAATTTGTAAACGATTATATGAAAGAATTTAACGTAAAATTAAATCCTGAAAAATTTCCACAGGGACAATCTAATTGGCAGTATCTATCTAGAATAGATGTGAGTCCTTATAAAAACGGATCACAAAGTGCCGGTGAGTTAATAGAAAGATGGATGTCTTCAGGAGCATTTACTGGTAATCCTTCTTATTATGATGCAGACGCAGGGGAGAGAAGATTTTTTACATCACAAGAAGAATATGAAGCTGCAGTAAACAATTTTTCAAACAGAGTATTTTCGTAAGGAGTAAACATGTTACAATTTTTAAGCCCAATAGCAAACCTAGCAGGAACATGGTTGAAGGGTAGACAGAAGAAAGCAGAGATAAAACAGAAACTAGAAGTAGCAAAGATAGAAGCACAGGTAAAAAGAGTGCAGAGTGATGCGAACTGGGAAGAGAAAGCAATGGATGCTTCTGCAGATAGCTGGAAAGATGAGCTCTGGACAATTTGTTTCATCTCTATCATAGTAGCGTGCTTCATTCCTGCTGCACAGCCATATTTATCTGATGGGTTTAGGTTCTTGAGAGAGGATTGCCCTGATTGGTTAAGCTGGGGTATCCTTGCAAGTATCGGTGCTAGTTTTGGTTTGAAATCAATAGGACAATTTAAAAAATGATAAACGAAGAGACAAGAGAAAAATTAATAGACAAGTTAGTATTGCACGAAGGTATGCGATTGAAAGTGTACGATGATGCAAACGGAAACGAAGTAAGAGCTGGAGATACGCTTGTGGGACATCCTACCATTGGTGTAGGTAGAAACATCGCAGGAGACGGGTTAGGTATCACAGAAGAAGAAGCAAAGATGTTGCTGTCTAATGATGTAGACAGAGTGTTGAAAGAAGTAGATCACTGGACTTTTATGAAAGACCTGAACGAAGTGAGAAAGACTGTAATTATAGACATGGTGTTCAACATGGGCGTATCTAGATTTAATCAGAGAGAATGGCCTAACTTTTTTGGTTCTGTAATAGAAGGTGATTTTAAAAGAGCCAAAAAAGAAATGCTGGATAGCAAATGGGCAAGTCAAGTGAAGACAAGAGCAAACATATTAGCAAACATGATGGAAAGTGGTGAATGGCTATAGCAAACGAAAATATGATAGCAAACGGTGAGATACCTGTAGAACAGCCTGTGCAACAGCCAGCAGGTCTATCTATGGAGCAGTTAGACCATGAGTTTTTAGGTAGAGGTGATCCACAAGTAGAAGGTTTAAGACTAGGCGAACAATATGAAAAAAACCTAACACCTGAAGAATTAACAAGAATGAAACAGCTTGCACCTGCAGTAGAAGAGTTTTTCATACTAGATCATAAAGGTAGAACAGGCGAGCTACCAGAGGGTGAAAGAGAAATGCCAGAAGGTTCTCTACCAGCAGAAGAAGAAATAACTGTAGAAGAGTACGGTGACTTGTACAATGCAGAAAACAAAGAAGAGGTGCTAGCTGAGTTATTCGGACAGAAACAACCATTACAGCCGCAGGGAGCAGACATACCGCCAAAAGAAGTAAAGAGAGAAGAACCAGCACCTACACCACAGCCTGTTCAACAGCCTGTAGTAGAGGCAGCAAGAGGATTAGAAGTACCCGCAATGCCACAAGAAGACATGGTAAACACAGATGCTAATCCACAGAAGAATGGAATGATTGATGTCCCCGGAAAGAGTAACACAGGTATAGCAGATGATGTACCGATGGATTTACCAGAGGGGTCATTCGTAATCAACGCAGCTGCTGTAGAGTTTGCAGGACTAACAGACATTGAGCAGATGATAAAGAAAGCTGAAGAAGAAGAAGGAAGATTAATAAATCAAGGAACATTAAAACAAACAGATCAGGGCGGTAAAACACCTGTTCTTGTATCTAACAGAGAAGTAGTAATCAGACCAAACATAGCAAAAATCATAGGTCTAGATAAGTTAGAAAAGATAAACAATAGGGGGAAAGCCGAAACAGAGAGAGCTATACAGGAAGAACAGTTAGCAGAAGGCAATCCACAACCCGAAAGAGTTCAGTCACCTAAAGGTAGGATGACTTAAAAAGTTTTAGTTGATGATAACTAAAAGTTCCAGCCACCCGATTTGCCTCGGCACTGGATTTTTATAAACCCGTAAACAGCCACCCTCGTGAGAGGCACTGAGAAAGGAATAGTAAAATGGCAAAAAGAAAGACTAATGTACGCAATAAAGCAGAAGCACTAGGTGCAGACCCTCGTGAAGATATGTACAAGGGAAAGGACAGAGTAACTACTGCTGAGGAAGAAGAAACAGAAACTGAGGACACTGACATCAAGGCCACGATGGAAGCCACTCCAGAGGTAGAAGGTTTTATAGATTCCACCCAACCTGAAAGTAAAGAGGAACCAGTTCAGGAAGACGAAGGTAAGTATAAGAAAAGATACGATGACCTTAAAAAGTATTACGATCAGAAGCTGTCTGAATGGAAGCAAGAAAAGGAAGTCTTAGAAGCACAAAGTAAGGCTGCTGAAAAAGCACAACCTAAGTATGCTCCACCAAAGACACCGGAAGAACTTGATAAGTTTAGGGAACAGTATCCAGATGTATACCAAGTTGTAGAGACCATATCTCATAATATGGCATCGAAACAAGTTGAAGACCTTCAAGCTGAAATAGGTAGATTGAGTGAGAAAGAAAAGAAACTCAAAGTGCAATCAGCCTACAAACAGCTTCTGAACAATCATCCAGATTTCGATGAGATCAAGAAATCACCTGATTTTTTAGGATGGTTAGAACAACAGCCCAAAAGCATTTCTGAAGGTATCACAAAGAACAATACCGATCCTGTTTGGGCAAGTAGGACTGTTGATTTGTATAAAGCGGACATGGGTATGAATAGGAAACCGACTTCTGATAAATCTAAACAGGCTGCCAGAGCCGTGACGAAGACTGCTGCAAAGCAGATAAACACTACTGGTAAGACTGGAAGGGTTTGGAAGATGTCTGACATTCAGAAACTCAAGCCATGGGAGTTTGAGAAGTATGAAGCGGAGATTGATCAGGCCGTAAAATCTGGTCAAGTTGTAAATGATTAACTAGCTAATAAAGGAGGATAAATCATGGCTACTATGTCATCCGCTGCCGGATACCAAAACTTACCGGTTGGTAACTGGGCACCAGCGATATACAGTCAAAAAGTTCTCAAATATTTCCGTAGGGCATCAGTCGTAGAAGCTATTACTAATACTGACTACACTGGGGAAATCGAGAATTTTGGCGATACGGTAAACATCATCAAAGAACCAACTATCACAGTCAAAGACTATGCTAGAGGTCAAACTGTAAATACAGAGAACCTAGACGATAATCAAATTCAATTGACTATCGACCAAGGTAGTTACTTTGCATTTAAAGTAGATGATATCGAAGAAAGACAGTCACATATCAACTTTGAAGCATTAGCAACCTCTTCAGGTGCTTATGCATTAAAGAAGAATTATGACTATAATGTGTTAAAGTACATTTTTGATAACGCTGTAGCATCTACAGGTACATTAGGAACTCAAGGCACATCAGCAGACACTGGTGACAAAATTGCTGACCTTGTAGCTCAAGCTGCTGCTGAATTAGATAAAAATGACGTACCAGAAGAAAACAGATGGCTTGTTGCACCACCTCAATTTTATCAAAATTTGAGAGGAGCAGCATCTAAAATTATGGATATGTCTGTAACTGGTGGAGGAGCATCTCCTTTACTAAACGGTAGAGTTACTGATAGTAAATTACATGGTTTTGATTTATATCAAACTAATGCAATTGGTGTCGGTACTACTGGTAGTGCAGCTACTCAGATTTTTGGATCATCAAGCACAGCTGGTCAAACATTAATCCTATACGGACATATGTCTGGTGTTGCTACTGCATCTCATATTGCAAAGACTGAAGTGATAAGAGACCCAGATAGTTTCTCTGACATCGTAAGAGGATTACATGTTTATGGTAGAAAAGTTCTAAGAGCTGAATCTGATACAGGCTTCAAAGGCGTGTTCAAAGGGCTTATGGACTTAGACTCTTAATCTTAATTTGGAAAGGAAATAAAAAATGGCTACATATAATGTAACAGGTGCCGGTGGCACTACTGGTCATCCTTCCAATGGGAGGGTACCATATTTAGTTGAAAACACAATTGACATATCTGCAATTAATGGAGATTCAGGAGCAGCTCAAAATGATGTTCTTCAATGTATCGACATTCCGGCAGAAACAGTAATTTTACACGCTGGATTAGAAGTTTTAACAGCGTGTTCAAGTTCTGTAGTTCTTGATCTAGGTATCACAGGAAGTTCAGCTGGGTTCTCAGACCCAGATGCTTTTGTTGATGCTTACGATGCTACGGGTGCAACTTATGCACCAAGAGACGTTGCTGATGCAGCACCTGTATTGACTACGAAAGTAGCAGATACACTTGATGTGTTAGTGGCTGGAGCAGCCTCAACTGCAGGTAAAATTCGTGTTTTTGCTATTTTGTGTGACGTATCAGGTATTGAAGAAGACGATTTAAATACTGCTACACAGCACGACACCGCAGTTTAACACTAAATAACTTTGAGGGAGGGGTTATTCTTCTCCCTCAATTTAACAAAGGAAAATAAATGGCAACACATGATTTGAGAGCCACTCAAAAAATACATAAAACAAGTGCTGTAAGCAATAAGGAAATAAATTCCTTAAACAAAAGAATGGAAACTATGGAGACAGCACTAAATTTAATATTACAAAAGTTAGATAACAACGATCAGGGGAAGGTAGAACAGGAGAAACAACTTGAGCTACCTAATTTCAAATATCCCACACTTTAAGTGTTGGGTACGTAAGGAGTTTACGCATAACCACATGAAATACCACGGTGAGTATTTACATGGGTTAGCAATAGCAGTCAACACAATACCAGACAGATGTCTTAGTTTTCAGGTGGTGTTTACTGGTATCGAAGAAGAAGACAACGTAGTCGGTGGTGCGATGTGGGCACGAATGCCAATCACCAGTTTGATTGCGGATGAGGTGTTAGATGAAATGCCAGAACGAATGGACACACACCTCGCACAGCCTTGGGACTGTTCCTCAAGAGGTCACTCAGTAGTAGTGATGGACAGAGTAAGTTCAAGCCCATGGATATGCAAAATAGGAGGGGATTTTTACAAGGGTCGATATCTGTTTACGGTTGATTATACAGACAGCCACATATCAGACGATCCTGCACAGCATAAACAGAGTCATGTACTCCAGTTGATAGATGCTGATAAATGGACAGGCAACATAGTTGCATTACCAAACAACAGGGTTCGTGTTACTAATCCTGCTCTGTGGGTAGCAGGCGAAGGGCCACCAGACTTTGCACCTAGCCAGTATGTACACTCTGCAGAGATACACGATACGTACACTGATCCTGACGTAACTTTTAATAACTTATACAACCAATCAGAAAGGAAGACAAATGCCCGGAAGAAAAACAACAAAAAATAAAGCGAAGATGATGAAAGGCGGAATGGCTAAGAAAAAAATGATGGGCGGAGGAAAGAAGTCCAAATATATGGCTAAAGGCGGTATGAAGAAATCTAAATACATGGCTAAAGGCGGTATGAAGAAGTCAAAGTACATGTCAAAAGGCGGCAGAAGATAAATGGCTAAAACACCAGCTTGGCAAAGAAAAGAGGGTAAGTCTAAATCAGGAGGCTTGAACAAGAAAGGGATTGCCTCCTACAGAAAGGCTAACCCCGGCTCTAAGTTGAGCATGGCTGTAACGACTAAACCATCTAAGTTGAAGAAGGGTTCTAAAGCTGCCAAACGCAGAAAGAGTTTCTGTGCGAGGATGAAAGGCATGAAGAAGAAGTTGACGAGTAAGAAGACAGCTCGCAATCCTAATTCAAGAATTAATAAATCATTACGTAAATGGAATTGTTAAATGGCAACTACTTACTTAACATTAGTAAATAATGTACTAAACGAGCTGAATGAATCAGAGTTGACATCTGCTACATTTGCAAACAGTAGAGGTGTGCAGACAGCTGTAAAGAAGTTCGTGTTGAAAGCTATGCACGAGATATACAGCACTCTACAAGAAGTGCCTGACTTGTACATATCTACAAAACAGGATACGCAAGTAGGACAGAGAGTGTACGACCTACCCACTGCAAACTCTCCACAGACAGGAGACGCTGAGTATAGAAAGATTGACTATGACACTTTTCGTATCGTACCAAAAGAATTGGTCACAAACGGAGAGTTCACATCAGCTATTACCAGTTGGACTACAGGGTCAGGAACACCTGCATACAACAGCGGTGGTAATGGTAGATTAAGACTGAATGCAGCAGCTGCATATCAATCCTTATCCACAGTGAAGAACGTACAGTATAGATTACAGGTGAGACTTATAGACAGCAGCTCTAGTGGTGGTAACTTGAAAGTGTTGGTAGGAACATCTGCAGAAGCTAGTGACGTGCTAAATGAAACACTTGCTGTTACAGATTTTGGTGCTGGTAACATCTTAAACACCACGTTTACAGCAACAGCAGCTACTACTTTTATAACACTAGACAACGATAACTCTACAAACTTAGACGTAGATTATGTGCGTATATCTGAAGACACTGGCATTAAGAAACTAAAATATATAACTTACGACAACTGGGCTAGTAGATTCCTAGAGACAGATTTAGAAAACTCTAGTGAACACTATGGACTGCCAGAGCTAGTGTATACTACACAGGATAAAAAGTTTGGTTTGCATCCTATACCAGACAAGGACACTTACACTGTTGAGTATGAATATTGGAAAGTACACACAGATTTATCTGCAGCGACAGACACTATGGACTTAAATGACAGGTTCAAAGATGTGATAATTACAAGAGCAAAGTATTACACTTATGTGTTACGTTCTGATCCACAGGCTGCACAGATGGCATTGGCTGAATATAAGTTACAATTACAAATATTAAGAAGTGAATATATAAACACAAAAGCATATATGCGAGATACGAGGGTTCATGTAAATGCCTGATACCTCGATCATATCACCATTTAACGCAAGCTGTGCAGGCGGCTTAGTATTGAACAAAGATGTGTACAGCATGGCTCCGGGTGAAGCACTACAGCTTACAAACTTTGAACCGGACATTACTGGTGGTTATCGTAGAATAAACGGCACGACCAAATTCAACACGAACATAGTGCCACAAGTATCTTCATCTACAGAAAGAATAATGTTCTGTGCGATATTTAATGACTTAGTAGTTGCTGGCCGTGGGGGCACAATATATACAGGAACTACAAGTGGTAGTTGGACAAGTAGAGCTACAGGTAAAGGAACAGAATATACGTATGATTTTGATAGATTTAATTTTGATGGGACTGATAAGATTATTATAGCTACAGGCTCTACCAATGCTTTTACTCTAAACACTAGCTACGCAGAAGATATAATAAATGGCACAGGTGGAGGAACAGCACCAACAGCACCAAAGTTTGTAAAGACATTTGCCAACCACATGTTCTACGCAGGTATGAGCAACAGTAAAGCAGAAGTGATATTTAGTGCACCGTTTGCAGAGGATGACTTTGACGCTAGTGATGGTGCAGGATCATTTAAAATAGGTACAGAAGTTACAGGTATGAAAGTTTTCCGTAATGAATTATTTATATTTGGAGAGAACAAGATATTTAAACTTACAGGAACCAGTTTATCTAACTTTGCACTTGCTGAGGTAGCGAAAAGTGTTGGCACAATTGCACATCATTCCATACAGGAACTGGGAGGAGATATTATATTTCTATCAGCTGACGGATTAAGAACAATCGCTGGTACAGAAAGAATTGGTGACGTTGAATTGGGTACGGTATCTAAACAGGTACAGGAACGAATAAATGAGATTGGTTATGACAACGTCACAGCAACTGTAATCAGAAACAAAACACAATATAGATTGTTCTATCCTGCTACTGGTGGACTAGAATCTGTACAGAAAGGTTTAATTGCTGTAATTAAAATAAACCCAAACACAAAACAAATGGGTTATGAATACTCAGACTTAAAAGGATTAAAAGTTGCTGATTGTGATTCAGACTTAATTAGCAATGTAGAAACTACCATACATGGTGGGTATGATGGTTATATCTACAAACAGGATTCAGGTAACGTATTCACTAGAGCATCTGGCACGAGCATTATAGATGCCACATATAGATCACCAGACATAGTGATGGGTGATGCAGGTATAAGAAAAAGTATGCAAAGGGTAAACCTAAACTGGAAACCTGAAGGAGAAGTAAATGCCAGTTTATTTGTACGATATAACTACGATGACGTAAACACACCACAGCCTAACGTAATTAGTTTAGCTACATCAGGAAGTGGTGCTTTGTACGGAACAGCGTTGTTTGGTACAGCCGCATACGGACAAGGTGATTTGCCTATTACAAGACAGAGTGTCGAGGGCTCTGGTTTTTCAGTGGCAATCAAGATAACAGATACAAGTACAAACATACCTTTTGCAATAAAAGGTTTTCAATTAGAATTTACACCGGGAGGGAGAAGGTAAATGGCAGTATATACAAGACAAAGTTCATCTGGAATTGTTGATGGTGGTGTTATTGAGGCTTCAGATTTAAATGCAGAATTTGATCAGTTAGCTTCAGCATTTCTACAGCCTACGTTTGGTACGGGGGCAGCAGGGACAGACATAGCCCTGACATTCGATGGGGAAACCAACGATGGTATTATAACATGGATGGAAGACGAGGATTACTTTCAATTCTCTGATGACATACTGATGACAACTACTGAGAAGTTGCAATTTAGAGATACTGCAATTTATATAAATTCTAGCACAGATGGACAGCTTGATTTAGTAGCAGACACTGAAATACAAATAGCAGCAACTACTGTGGACATAAACGGTAACGTAGACGTATCAGGTACACTGACTGTAGCAGGTGCTGTAGACTTTGGTGATGCTGCATTATCTAACGTAGGTGCTGTACAGCTAGACTCCATAGCCGGTGATGCAGACACAAACACAAGCATTACATTCAGTGGTTCAGATGTTATTACAGTAGCAACTGGTGGTTCAACTGCATTCACTGTAAACGCTTCACAATTAATTACAGCATCCGGTGGTATTACATCCACAGCTGCTTCAAACACTTTTGGTGCTACTTCTTTTAACGATGCAGACATAACCAACGTAGGTAGCATTGCATTAGACACTATAACTAATGATGGTACAGATGTTACTATAGACTCCGGGGGAGACATTGTACTGGACGCAGGTGGTGCAGACATCACATTAAAAGATGACGGCACAACTTTTGGTAGCTTATCACAATCAAGCGGTGAGTTAGTAATCAAGTCTGGCTCTACACCAACTGCTGCGATTACAATGAGTGGTGCAAATGTAACTGTGGCTGGAGACTTAACAGTATCTGGCGATGACATTACTATGGGCACAAACACTGCTGGTAACTTACTAATAGCAGATGGTACAAACTTCAACTCAGTTGCTGTTGGTTCTCTATCTGAAATATCTACTGTAGCTAACGATGATGTATTCTTAGCTGTAGATACATCTGGCGGTGGTCTGAAGAAGATCACAAGGAGTGCTGTTGTAGCAGGACTTGCAACATCTAGTGCGATATCAAACGTATCAGAGGATACGACTCCGCAATTGGGCGGTGACCTTGATGTTGATGGAAACGATATTGTTTCTACATCAAACGGAAATATTAATTTATTACCAAATGGTAGTGGTAAAGTTATCATGGATGGTAATGGAAGCTCTGGCGGTGTTAGCATAACTGATGGTAACATTGATATACGCACAGGAACAGGTGCTGTATCTAAAGTAAAATTTTATTGTGAATCTTCAAATGCTCATGCACAAACATTACAGGCACAGCCACATTCAGCCGGTAGTTCAGCTGTACTAACTTTACCTACTGCAACAGGTACGTTGATTGGCACTGGTGATACAGGAACATTACCTGTAGCCGCCATAGATATAGATGGAGCAACTGATATCGGTGCTGACATTGTAGATGCTGATTTATTTATAATTGATGATGGTGCTGGTGGTACGAACAGAAAAGTTGCAGCCTCCAGAATTAAATCATACGTAGCTTCTGCTACTGCTGCTGATGATATAGGAACTGGTGACGCTGCTGTGACCATTGCTACATCTTCTGGTAACATCACTTTAGACGCACAGGCTAGTGACACAGACATTATCTTCAAAGGAACTGATGGTGGTGCAGATACTACTTTCTTAACTCTTGATGGTAGTGATGCTGGTACAGCCATATTCAACCATGATATAAAAATAGCAGACGATGGACAAATTGGTTCTGCTTCTGCTGCAGACGCTATGATAATATCTTCAGGTGGTATTGTAACTTTTAAAGATGATATTTTAATTAAAGATGGTGGTACAATTGGTTCTGCCTCAGACGCAGATGCTATAGCAATCGCTTCAGACGGTGTAGTAACCATGAACCAAATACCAGTGTTCAGTGCTGGTATCAATGTATCTGGTGGTTCAATAGCAGGTACACTTTCTACTGCTGCACAGGCAAATATTACAAGTTTAGGTACACTTACAGCGTTGACTGTGGATGACGTAAATGTGAACGGCAAGGTCATAACCATGACAGGATCAACAGATGACACTGCTGTATTTACTGCAGGCACGAATGGTGCGTTAACTATAGAAACAACAGACACTGCTGCTGCTGCTGCGAACATACAGATAACAGCAGACGGTACATTTGAAGTAGATGCTACTACAATAACATTAGATTCTGCAGGAGACATTGCACTTGATGCTGCAGGTAATAACGTAACATTTAAATCTGGCGGTACATCAATATTAGATTTTAGTAACAGCTCAAGCGATGCTGTAATTACTTCTAGCGTGCAGGACAAAGATATTATATTCAAAGGAGATGACGGTGGCAGTGCTGTAACTCCTCTGACTATGGACATGTCTGCAGCTGGTAAATTGCTGTTGGGTGCTGGTGCTGTAGGAAGCACGTTGACAGATACATCTAATTCTGGTAGTATTGTACTAGATTTTGATACCTATCAAAACTTTGTACTTACAGCAACAGGAAATATAACATTAGCTAATCCGTCCACGGAGTCTGCAGGACAATCAGGGATTATTATACTCATTCAGGACGGCACTGGAAGTAGAACACTATCATTAGGAACAGATTATGAAACTGCTGGCGGAGCAGGTCTTACAATTTCAACAGCTGCGAATGCTGTAGACGTGATACCATACTTTGTAAAAGCCAGTGGATCAATTCAATTAGGAGCACCACAACTTGCATTTGCTTAGGATTACATATGTTTAAAGGAGAGTTTTTTCATACTTCTGCAGCAGGTGCTGGTGAATTTTATTCACATCAAATAGAACAGTCAGTTAGACTAGATAGAGCATCAAGTTCTTATTTTAGTTATGATGTTCCTAGTGGTGCAGGTGGTAGTTCAAATTGGACTGGTTCTTTATGGTTTAAAAGAGGACAATTGAGTTATAATTATGGAGGTTTATTTGCTAGTGGCTCTGGATATATGAGAACTAGAATTAATAATGATGATACTTTTCAATTTCAAACACAAACAAATTTTGCTAGTTCTTTAAAAGTAAGAGATACTAATGGTTGGACACATCTAGTTATAAATTCACAAGATACAAATAACTGTAAATTATATATTAATGGAGTAGACCAAACATCTGATTTAACAAAAAGTTCTGTTGCAAGTATGGTGAGTTTTTTTCAAGGAGGACAACCTGCTTGGTTAGGAAATGATAGTACAAGTGGTTCTGCTTTTGATGGATATTTTGCAGAGGTACATATGGTATATGGATTAAATAAAGCAGCTAGTGATTTTGGAGAAACTAAAAATGGTGTTTGGATACCTAAAGAATATACTGGTGGACATGGCACTTATGGAGCCTATCTTAAATTTGAAAATGCAAGTGATTTAGGTAATGATAGTTCAGGAAATAATAACGATTGGACAGCAAACAATATGGGAACAGACCATCAAGTTCCTGATAGTCCAACATTTGGGAGTTAAATAGATATGGCAAGTAGTGGAAATTTTATGACATGGAGTTCTTTATGGAGTTGTGATAGTGGTTCTTATCCTCCTTCACCAGATGTTCTTTCTAATGGTAATTGTAGATATTCTAGTTCAAATTCAAATAATGGTTTTGGAGCTACACATTCTTTTTTGAGTGGTAAATGGTATTGGGAAGTATATATAGTTGCTAATGGAAATAAACAACTTATTTTAGGATTAGTTACACCAGAAACTAAAGTTGTAACTGACCAATTATGGAACAGAGATGGTATTTATGGAGTAACA